CTTTGCTAAGTCTTCATGAGTAGCAAAGTTTTGGTTGGTTGGTGTAAGAGGATCAGGAGTAGATTCGTCTGGATCTGGTTGAATAGGACGATTATTTACTTCTTCTTTTAATACTTCTTGCTTACCTTTAATCTCTTCGACAAGAATCTTAAGAGAATCTATACTTATATTGAAGTCTTCCCTAACTTTCTTAATATCTTCATCATAATATTTTACTTTTGGAAGGTTTTCAATCTCTTCTGTCAAAGCAGTGAAGTATCCATCAAAGATATCCTTTGCTTCTGTATTCTTTCTATTGAATTCTTTTACTTCCTCTTCAACTCTTTGCTTTAATATATTTAATTTACTAAGTATATTCTTCTTTAATAATCTATCATCATTCTTAAAAGAATGTCTTGTATCATTTATCCTTAAAGCAGATTCTCTTAATTCCTTGTATATTTTATCCTTTGTTTCTTTAAGATCAGAAATTACTTTATCAGTAACGACTTTCTGCTCAAAGTCTTTCTTATCAAGGTCTTCTGTTAAGTGAAAAAGATCATCACTAAACTTATCCTTAAGGTCACTGAGATGATCATTAACCTTACTAAAGTCATCATCAATTACACCAAAGGTCTTACCAATCCAAGAGAAATCTGGGACTTGGTTAACCTCATTAACCCATTTTGGAAATTCTGGTATAGATTCTTTTACTGCAAGAATGTCTTCTTTAAGAGATTCTAAATCTGCCTCATAATATTTTGGTTCAGGAAGATCTACTATCTCCTGTTTAATGTTATCAATTCTATTCTGAAGACCTTCTAGTTCTTCTTCATAGTATTTTGGTTCAGGAAGATCCTTTACTTCTTCTCTTAAGGAAGCAATCTCATCATCATAATACTTTATCTCAGGTATCTCTGGAGGTTCTGGTATCTCTGGGATACTATTCCTAACCTCTTCAACTTGCTCTGTAAGTCTCTCTAATTCTTCGTCGTAATATTTTATCTCTGGTATATCAGGTATATCTTTTCTTACGTCATTTATCAGACGTACTATCTCAGTTAAATCTTGTTGTGTTTCTTCTTCTACAGAACACGGTGTTCCAGGTGCTTCTTCTACAACTTCCTTTTCTTCAGTTGCCTTTTCAAGAAACTCATCAATTGAAGGTAATTCTTTCTCTTCTATTATAAATTGATCGACTGATGGTAATTCACTCTCTGGTAAATTATCTATCGACGGTAACTTGTCCGACATTTTATGGATACTGAAAGTACTTCGGGATTCCTCTCCCAAAGTTATTTAGAATCTTTAGGTAGTCCGTTCTTTAATAGTTTCTGTAACTCTGCAGTTGATCCAACAAACAGTGCATTATTAACAGTATTTGGTCCTTTCTGTTGCTTCTCTTCTTCTACATCCTTTAACTTCTTCTGCAAATCCATTAACTTATCAGTTGCGTCAGAAACACTCTTAATCAACTGGCCAGCAACCTCATATGCTCTAGGCATCTCACTCTCTTGAGCAAGTTCTAGAATACCATTAATCGCTTCCTGACCCTTCTCTATAATACTGTAAAGATTACCACGAGTATATTCATAGTCCTTATCAATATCAGTCTTGGTAAGTCTATCAGGTTTTTGCTCTGGAGTTATACCAACCTTTTCTGTAGGAACAATGGTTGATTCAATATCAAAAGTATCATCTAAATTGGTGTTCATGTGTATTCACCATTAAATCCAAAGTCATCACCCATCTCTACTAATGAATCATCAGCAGAAGTAATTGCTAGGATCTGTGCTCCATTTAGGTGTGAAGCAGCAGTTCTACCATCCTTACCTCTCTCAACACTAATTTTATTACCACTGATTGACTTAACATACAATTCCTCATCATCAATATCAATGTATGTGGATTTGGTTAGAGCACTACCATCGGTTACATTTATAGTTGTCTGGACTTCATCAATGTCCTCTGAGAGATTGGTAAGAACATCACCAGTATAATCCTTAGTTGCTCTTGGAGTAACAGAGTATGTAACATCTCTTTCGACAGACTTGGAACCACCAGCAAGATATCTAACACTTGTCCTTTTGATAATATCGGATGTAGCAGTAGATACAGGACCGAATAGGTATGTCTTAGCACTAAATCTTAATGTGTAAAGTAGAACTCTACGACTGGTAAAATTACCTTCATATTGATCGTCCATTGTAACATTCTCTAGGACGATTGGAATATCTCTTTTTTCTTTAATTGTTGATACTAACTGTACTGTTAGGTTATATGATGGTTGAAAATATGGAAGTATCTGTTCTACTATCTGTAATGCATCATCATTGAGTTTCGTCATTACACTCATCTCAAATTGCATAGTATATGGAACAGGCATATATGCCTTCTTAGTAACCGTTCCATCATTAGGATCCTTAACAGTAATCTGTTGAGTTGTAGTTACCTTCCTAGATGAATCATATGTAAGACCAGTAAACTCAAAGGACATTCTTGGTAATGTCAGTGATGTTCTCTTATTGAGATCTGGAGATTCTTCTAATCTTGCTAAAAACTTTTGTGTAGGTCCATATGCCAAAGGAACTTTCACAGTAGAATTTTCTTGCTTAATGGTAATATCATTGAAGAGAGTACCAAAAGCAATAATAGTCTTTCTAAAGATTTCGTTATAAAAATATTCAAACATAGTTATAGACCTGTCGTATTATTTAGGGAGTACCAAATGGATTGCCTTCAGAGAAGTCGAGAATATCATCTGCTTCAGTCTCAAAGACATCATTGTCACCAAATCCATCATCATAGTTAGTTAGGTCAATTAACCTTATAACACGAGATGCACCTGATGTAGAACCTGTAAGGGTTTCTTCTTTAGAGAATGTTCCTTCAACATTAGATATCTCTATCTCACTAGACACAGAGTTCCAAGTTCTTACTCTTGCAGTAGCACCACTTGTTCCTCCAGTTACAATTTCGTTGAATACGAACGTTCCAGAACTTGTTCCTGTTGGAGCAGCGATTGTAATTGTTGGTGGTGTTGTATAACCTGCACCAGCATTACTTATATGAACCGCAGATATAGTACCTGCACTACTTACGACTGCTGTAGCAGCAGCAGAGACCGTTGAGAGACCGCTAAAGGTAATAGTTGGTGATGTAGTATAACCAGAACCACCTCCAGTAACAGTAACGATACCAATAGTACCATTTGCCATTACTGATGTAGCAGCAGCACCTGTTCCTCCACCATCTGAATTATTGGTAAAGAAATTAATTGCAGGACCGCTAGTATATCCAGAACCTGGATTGACTAGATAAGCATTCTGTACAACACTCTTATTACTATTAGGTGCAGCAGCACCAGCACATACAACAATTCCTCCAAGGAGATATGCAGTACCTACACCAGTTACTCCACCTGCAGGAGCAGAAGATATTGCAACTCTTGGGGGTTGAGTGTAACTATGACCTCTATTGGTTATATCAATGAATTGAATACCACCATGTACCTGTGTAGTAACAGCAGTTGCTTGTTCTGCGTCTCCAACAAGAGTAAGTTTCTGAGTGGTTCCGATTACATAATCTTCACCATCTACACCTTCTGATGCTTCTAGGGTATCATCTATTTCATCAACACCAGTATCGATAACCTCGTCTTCGTAACGGAATAGTTCACAACGCAATTCATAAACATAAGTATTCTTAAGCATATAGAATGGTTTCTCATGCTCCACATACTTGATTTCAAATAGACGATCTCCAAATGGGAAATATATCAAATCCCCTTCTTTTGGTCTAGATGATAATTTTATATTAGACTCATTCTTCATCAGAGGAGAGATGTAATTCTCAAATCTTTCCTTTGAAATAATTAAAGTAACTTCATTAGTTGATTCAATACCAAATTTAGATAGAAGAGTTGGATTATCTCCATATCCATCAAAGTTATCAATATATGCTTCTATAGGATATGCATCCTCAAATGAAGATGCACTCACTTCTCTTAATACTGAATCGGAAGAAACATACTTCCTTGGCATAAAATGTACATCAACACCATAAATTTTCAACTGCTCATTAATAAGCGATTGAACTAAATTTTGTTCGCTTTTGGAACCTTGCTGAAAATATGGATTAAGTACCATAATCTTAACCTATCATATCTAATGGTGGAAGTTCGTAAGTGTTAGACATTTGTTCTCTGATGACTTCTAATTCCTTTTCTGCGTCATCATAGATTTGCCTACCATTTAACTCAACCCCACCAGGTAATTTAACTCCTTGGAATTTAAGTAAATTTTGTCCCCACTGCTTTTTAATTTTAGCAGTAGCATATCTCTTTAAGAATGAATCATTCCACACTCTTGCATAATCATCTGGATGCAATGCTCTATAACATTCCATCACTATAAAATCATCTGCATTAAGACTTGACCAATCAATATCAAGATATAACCTATCCATTCTCTGGTTAAACCTTATCTGTTTCTGTGTAGTTAATGCAAAGTCAAGATCCTCAAGGAATGTTTTAACCATTGCATATGTTAAAATTTCAGTAGAACCCCAATAGTAAATATCATTCAAGAACATCTGATACTTAACACTGAACATATTATTAGTAACAGTATTAGCACCATCAAAGTGCATTACTTTTGTTACACCAATAACTGATGGAGGGACTTGAAGATAGTTACTAGTCTCCGTCCAACTAAAGGTAGTAGTACCACCGTCAATAGTTGAAGTTGCTGTTGTAGTAACTATTCCTACATTATCTGTTCTTC